AATTTTTGTCCCTCACCGTCCATTCCTATGATCCTGTTAACCGCACTCTCACCGGAGGCATGAAAACAGATGCCGGAAAAGACCGGGTTGTCCCTGTCCACCCGAAAATCCGGCCCCTTCTTGAGACTTGGCTGGCAAAGGGCGGAGAAACCATTATCTGTCGGGAAGACGGCTCCAAGATGACCGCGGACTATTTCCGGCGCCAGTGCTATTATCCGGCGTTGGAACAGACCGGCGTGCGCCGTCTCTCCCCTCATGCTACTCGTCTGCGGCTGGCGTCCGCACGGAGAATATTCAGCAGCTGTGCGGGCATGAAGACTATTCCATGACCGCTAATGTATATGTACATCAAAATGTGGACGAGCTGCGAAAAGCGATTGAAGCAATGGCGTAGTAAATACGTAGTAATAACAGTTTTTAAGGGACATTTTGAGGTATTTTTTAAAACATTGTTTGCGCAACAAAAAAGTCCTGAAATCCGCATATACCAGCGGTTTCAGGACTTTTTTGTTGGTCCGAGTGACAGGAGTCGAACCTGCGGCCTCTTGAACCCCATTCATGTGATATACTGTGAAACAATCCAGAAGCACCTTGAAATACAAGGCTTTTGTCTCGTGAAACATTTTTAACGTAGTAAATACGTAGTAACTGATTCTGTTTTCAGAGATTTAAAACATCCTATTACTGCACAAATCAGCTGGGTGGAATGCTAAATTCTACTCGGCTGTTACCATGAATTGCATCGAATTCGATGCAATTTAAATCTATTTTTTCCTTACCTCCTCACCAAATCCGCCGTTTTCACCGCCGCCGTAACCACCTTGCCCTTGCCGATAACTGCTCTGTCCCCGCTTACCTCTATGACCGTGTAATCCTGCCGGTACACAAAATCCGCAAGCTTCGTCTTGCCGTCATAGGTCCTTGCCCCCGATTTCACTCGCACAGTATCCCCGGCCTTGATTGCCGCTCCGGCAGTCTTGCCGGGGATTTTGATTTTCTGGCCCGCATAAATCAGGCTGGGATTCTTGATGCCGTTGTATTCTGCCAGCGCCTGATAGGTCGTGCCGTATTTCTGCGCGATGTAGGTCAGGGTATCGCCCCGCTGCACCGTGTAGACGGTTTCCCCGGTGCCGGCTGCGGGCTTGTCCGCCAGCCGTTTGTTCACTTCACCGGCGATGTAGGATAACTTGCCCTTGAGGTAGGGTCCGGGGCAGTTGGTTGCCGCAAACATGTCGTGGGTCGTCAGATTGCCCGATGTATCTCCGGTATAGGTAAGCTTAGAGATCCCGTTACGCTTGCAGATGTCCGTGCACAGATCAATCAGCTTCAAAAGCGCCCTGTCGCTGACATGCCAGTCGCCGCCAACTTTGTCGTTAGCTACCTCAATGGTCACCGCCTGATGATCGTTTGCAGCGTTGGAACTGCACCATGACCGGTTCGCCTCGTCCACATACAGTCCCACCCGCCCGTCGGAGCCGATGCCGTAGTTGGAGGACGCCTGTCTTGCCTTTGCCGCAAAGATCACACCGCAGGTCTCCACAGAGAGGTTTCCGGCCATGTGATGGATGGTAATCTTTTTGATTTTATCCTTGCGCGGATTGTTGCTGTTGGGGGAGATCGCGGTATAGTTCACGAATGCGCTGTTACTCATTGCCGTCACCCTTTCCACTACTTAGTTCACGCTCTGTTTCGGCGGACGCAGTTTCGCCCGCCGGGATTTCAATGCCAAAAATATTGTCTGCCATGATTTAGTCCTCCTTCGTTTTGTTTCCGCCCAGCTGCTTGAATAGCTGATTGCCGTAGACCGCCGCGCCAGCGACCAGTACGCCCTGCACAACCGCAGTCAGGATGGCAGTGGCCACGTCCGCCCACGCGACAATGGGCATCGTGCCCAGTACCCACACGGCGGACAGCGCCACGCCGATGACGGTCAGCGCCAGCGGAATCCACCGGTTATCCGTCTGTGTATCATGTTTGATGACCGCGCCGATGATCACCAGCACGGGCACCAGCATCAGCAGTTCTGGTTTGATGTAAGTAGTGATGTCCATATGGTTTTCCTCCTTTATTTATGCGCCTCAATATTAAGGTGCTTTTCCATTTTGTTGATTGCTTCCGTCACAGGGCCGTTGCAGCCCTGCTCTTTTAGTCCCTTGAGGGACGCAAGCACACCGTAGCAGATCAGGGTTTGCTCATCTTTGAGAGCCTTGATGTCCTCGTCCTGCTTGTTTTGTCTCAGGTACCACCGGTATACTGCGACGATCAGTCCAACAATGGCACTAAGCGCACCGATTAGACTTGCCACAGTGATAATGGTGTTGGCATCAATATACATTCCAACACCCCCTTCCCGCAATGTGTGATTATGCGATGATACAAGCAGGGGCGACTCCGATACCAGAGTACGCAGTGCTGCTGCTCACACTGCCGTCCGTGTAGACGATGCGCGCGCCGTTCGCGCCGGACGGGAGAGGAGAGCGCAACCAAGCGTAACGAACGGTGCCGCCGTTGTCGTACTTTTTACGCTCGGCGTTTGTTAAGCCGCTGCAATATTCCAATTGTTCGCCGTCCTTATAGCTTGTATTGTCCCAGGTGCCCCAAATTTCGGGGCGCGAAAGCAAGAAAAACTTGTCCTGCAAGGTGTAAACCGTATTGATCGCAAACTCGGTGCCGTCAAGACTGTCTGCCTCAAACACAGAGTTTGTCCGGCAGGGGATAACGGCGGGCTGCACCACTGCTAAAAATTCGTCAGGCAATCCGTGCATAAATCCGTTATAGGTCGTCGCCCAAGTCGGCGCACGGTCAAATTTGTTCGTCGGAGTCCAAACGCCGCTCGTTGCCGCCGCACTGTTTAGCAATTGGCGTACTGCGCTTTGTGCGTAGTTATTTGATCCGAAAACAATACGGTGAAAATGGTTGACATTGCCCGTCCCGTCTGTAATCCCAAGGCTTGTTCCGCCGGAACCCTCCGTGATAGTTACAGTTTCAATGGCATTGGTTGACGATGGGCTTGCATAGGTTTTTACATCCTTGCCCTCAAGCGCCTGATTGTATGTCATGCTCAGGCATACCTGCCCGCCTGCGGGCACTGCTTTTGTAAGGGTAAATTGATAGGATTTGCCGTTGTCCGCTGTATACCACGTCTGATTGGCAACGGTAAAATGATAGGTACCTGCCGCCAATCCGCTTTCCGCGTAATACAGGGCCTCCTGTGCATCATACTGCACTGCCCTCTGCGCCCCGTTTGCACCGCTGTACACATATTTGGTTTCCAGCGTCATCGTGTGCGTCAGGGCAGTGTCCGCTGCCTGATGATGATCGTGTCCCCTGACTACCCACACAATGTCCCGTCCGGCGTCCTCGTCGTGCGTCACAAATTCGTAGCCTATCGGGTACAGGGTGGGGCCAAATCCCTGACGCACCGCACCTCTGACACTTTCCCAAGCCCAACCTTCGATCGGTAACGCCGCAATTGCAGCCGCCATTTCGGACGGCTTGTAGGTTGTGGTACTGCCATTTTTCTGTCGGATTGCCGCCGCAATGGCGGCATAATGCGCGCTGTCTGTTGTCACGATTCCCATGGTCATTCACCTCGTCTCTTTCCTGTTTCGCGCAAATCAAGCGATGATGCAAGCAGGGGCTACGCCATTGTGGACGTATGCGCTGTTTGCGCTTAAACTGCCGTCTGTGTAGACGATACGCTCACTGCATGCGCTGGACGGGGAGGGAGATCGCAGCCAGGTATTACGCGCTGTTCCCGCTGCATCATATTTTTTTCGCTCGTCGTCAGTCAATCCGCTGTAATATTCCAATTGTTCACCGTCTTTGCAGGTTTCACTGTCCCAGGTTCCGTAGATTTCGGGCCTGGACAACAGGAAAAACTTGTCTTGCAGCATATAAACCGTATTCGCAGCAAATTCCGTCCCGTCAAGACTGCTCACCTCAAACGCAGAGCTTGTCCGGCACGGAATAACGGCAGGCTGTACCACCGCTAAAAATCCGGCGGGCAATCCGTGCATAAACCCGTTATATGCCGCCGCCCAGGAAGGCGGGCGATCAAATTTAGTGGTAGGAGCCCATGCGGATCCTGCCGCTCCGCCGCTTACCAGCCATTGCCTTACCGCGCTTTGTGCGTAGTTGTTTGATCCCAATAATATAAGATGGGCACAGTTTAAATTTTCGCTTGTCGATCTCATTGGAAATATTGTGCCAAGGTCTGTGCCTTCACTTCCCTCTGTAACAACCACGCCGCTTTCTATGTCTATGGTTCCGGCTATGCTGCCGTATGTGGCAATCCTGAAATTGCTCATTGCCAGCACACCGGAGTTTTTTTCAAGTACAATCTGTCCGCCCGCAGGCACAGGATTTTCCAGCGTAAACTGGTAGCTGCCGTCTACCATGTCTTCTATTGCGTAATTCCATGTAAAATGATAGGTACCTGCGGGCAGTCCGCTTTCCGCGTAATACATCGCTTCCGCTGCATCATACTGCACTGCCCTCTGCGTCCCGCTTGCAGCGCTGTAGACATATTTGGTTTCCA